TGTGAGCGGAGATGCGACTGTCACTGGGTTCGTCATCGACTTTGCGGGCGGGGTTCTTGAGGCTAGTTTTTCTGGCATCTGCACGAATCTCTCGATCTCCGCAGAGCAGGATGGCGCGGTGACCGCGTCTGCTTCTGTCAAGCTCACGACCGCAATCACTTGGGCCTGATCTCATGGCACTTTCCTCATACGCGACAGAGTTCTACGCGGCCGGGATTCTCATCGGAGAGGTGACCAACATCTCTGTCGGCGGGTCTTCGCTGACCGAGATCGACATCACCAGTCTCACGAGCACCGACAAGTCGTACATCATGGGTGCTTTCGATGCCGGAACCATCACGATCGACTTCTTCGCCCCTGCGAACTTCTCCGGTTTCTCCTCGGTCATGCAGCCCTTGAGCGGGGATGATTCGGCCAGCGTGTTTCAAGTCATTTTCGCAGGCGGTGCTTTGAGCGCCTCCATTCTCGGCATCTGTACCAACCTGTCCATCTCGGCAGAGCAGGACGGCGCGGTGACTGCTTCTTCTACAATCAAGGCCACTTCGGCAATCACTTGGAGTTGAACTCATGGCAATCGTCGCACCAGGATCGCTTTTCAAGTACGCACCGACCGTCGGCGCCGGCGGCACCGTGAGCGTCACCGTGGCCGAGATCAAGTCGATATCCGTCGATGGGATCTCGATCGCGGAGATCGACACCTCGGCTCTTTCATCTACCGTCAAGTCTTTCATCGGCGGCACCAAGGACTCGGGAACAATCTCGATCTCACTTTTCGCGCCGACCTATACCGCAGCCCTGCTCGGTGCTACATCGAACAACGGCGCGCTGAATCCTGCGACCTATGCGAACGGTGCCGACTTCCGCAAGTTCGCGATCCAGTTCGGCCCGAACACGGGCGCTGGCGGCTTTGAGTTGGCGTTCTCCGGCTACGTCACCTCCTTCAATGTCTCGGCCGCAGTCGATGGCGCAGTTGAAGCCGACCTGTCGATCCGCGTCACCGGAGCGTTCACTTCCTCGACCTGATCCTCGCCTCGCACATCTAGGAGCACCACACCATGACCGCCAACAAGGACTTCGTGCTTTCCCTCGCCGCCTCCATTCCCGTGGAGGCGGTTTCCATTCCCGGCGTGGCCGAGCCTATCTCGGTGCGCGGGCTCACCGCCGGCGAGCGCGATGCCTTCGAGGCCGCGTGCTTCGTGGGCAAGGGCGCTAATCGCGAGATGAACTTCGTGAATCTGCGCGCGCGCCTGCTCGTGCGCTGCATCTGCGACGCGAGCGGCAAGCGCCTCTTCGCCGACGGCGACGTGGAGCAAGTCGCCGGGCTGCCTGCGAAGGTCGTGGACCCGCTCTTCGAGGTCGCGCAGCGGCTCTCGGGCATGGGCGCGAAGGACGTGGAAGCCCTCTCGGGAAACTGACAGAGCGCGCCACCCGTCGGTTCATCTTCCGCCTGGCCCTCGCGCTGGGAATGACGGTCGCTGAACTGGAGCAGCGGATGAGCGCGCACGAGCTCTCCGAGTGGATGGCTTACGACTCGCTCGAGCCGATCGGTGCCTTCCGCACCGACTACGGCTTCGCGATGCTCGCCGCGCTGTACGTCAACGCGCACCGCAGCAAGGGGAGCACCAGCGCGAAGGTCTCCGAGTTCATGCCGTGGCTGCCGAAGGCTGCGACGAAGGCTAACGACTCCGAGAAGTGGATCGCTATGCTGAAGGCGCTCGGAGGAGGCAAACCTAGTGGCTAACGTCGGCGACCTCTTCGTGAACTTCAAGGTGAACACCGACGGCCTGAACGCCGGCGCTGGCGCTCTCGGTTCGTTCGTCGGCAAGTCGAAGAAGGATCTCGCGGCGATGAATGGGGCAGTAGATGCCCTATCCATGTCGCTCTCGAAGTTGGGCATCGATCCGTCGTTCATCATCCAGATGCGCGACCTGATCGGCATCGGCACGAAGCAGTTGCCGAAGGTGGTCGACGGTGTGGTGGCATTCCAGAGGCAGATGGGCAGTCTCGGCGGGATGGGGATCCCTGCGATGCCAAAGATGCCAACGATGCCGTCGGTGCCGGCGATGCCGTCGGTGCCGGCGATCGAGATGCCGAAGGTCGATACTTCAGCACTCGACAAGGCGCGGAACTCGCTCATGGAAGTCGTGAACGAGATCGAGGCTTTGGATCAGACAGCGCAAGACTCCGATCTGGAAAAGTTCGTGCTCAACAGAGGCGGCGCTATCACTCAGGCCTTCCGGAGTGTGGCGGAATCGGCCAAGCCGATCACGAATGCTTTCTCGTCTTTCGGTGCGACGATCAAGACTTCGATCGCTTCGATCGGTCCAGCGATCGCTGCTCTGCCCACGCAGTTCCGATCGGCTGTCGATTCGATATCTGCGAGTATCAAGGGGCTGCCGTCGTTCAAGGATGCGTTCGCTTCTCTGAGGACTGCGGCGCAGTCGATACCCTCGGCATTCTCGAGCATTGCATCGTCGATCACGTCGGCGATGAAGTCTGCGAGCGAATCATCCAAGGTCGCGTTCGCGTCGATCGGCGCTGCGTTCGCGAATCTGCCGCAAGCGTTCGCTAGTGGCGTGAGCGGCATCAAGTCGAGCCTCTCTAGTCTGCCTGGTGCCGGAGTTTCGGCCTTCGAGGCTATCAAGACTGGCGCGCTCAAGTTCGACATCGCTCTCACCGGAATCGCCACGAGAGCAGCGACCGCCGGACGGGCGATTGGTGCTGCGCTCTACACGGCCCTCGGGCCGATCGGTCTCATCCTTGCGGCTGCTGGCGCGCTGTATGCGGTCATCAACAAGTTCGTGAGCGATGCAGAGGCGCGAGTCGCAGAATCGAACGCCCGGATCGAGGCCGCGACGCAGCGCACGACCGCAGCGATCGAGAAGACACTTCAGAAACTCGGCGATCTGCGACAGGAGCGCGAGCGAGCGGAGTCGAAGGGCTCAGGAATCGAGGCCGACATCAAGGGTCTTCAGGCGCTCCTGAACGCTCGAGGCGACGGCATTCGATTCACCGAGGAGCAGATCGCTCGGGAGCGAGAGCTTCGGGATGAGGTCGAAGCGAGTGCTGCCGCGCAGAAGGCAGTCGCTGAGGCGGCAGAGGCGAGGGCTCGAGCAGAGAAGACGATGCAGGCGGCTCAGTCGAAGATCGACTCGATGAATGGTCAGAAGTTCGACGAGACCGTGATGAACGAAGCGATCGCGAATCTGCGAAATGCAGAATCGATCGTTAGCGCGCAGCGTGCACAGGAGGCAGAGGCTAAGAAACTCGCGGCAACGGCAGCCGAGAATCTGGCGCTCGAGCAGCAGCGGCTCGATCTGGTCGCTCAGGTCGCCGCACAACGTCGACAAGAAGCAGAGAACGAGAAGCGTAAGGCCGAACTGGCGAGCATCCTGCAAGGTCTCGATGACGAGCGTCTGAAGCTGACCATGTCGGCAGCCGACTACGAGGATCTGATCCTGAAGCGCCGGCTCGCCCAGGCAGGGATCGAGGATCCCGCTCAGATCGCGAAGGTCCAGGCGGCGCAGGATGCGCTTGAGACAGCGAAGCAAGCGGCAGACTTCACGAGCGAGATGAAGGCTCTCGAGGAGCAACTGGCTAGCGCGACTATGAGTCGAGCCGAAGCCGAGCGCGCAGCCTACGAGGCCAAGATCACGAGCAAGAACCTGACCGCCGAGCAGACGGCGCAACTCTTGGCTCAGTATGACGTGGTCAAGCAGATGGAAGAGGCGCAGAAGCAGCGCGACGAGATGGCTCAAGTCGCTACGGCGCTCGCAGATGAGCAGGCGCGCCTCGAGCAGCAGATGCTCGAAGCGACGCTCGGTAAGGCTGCGGCAGAGCGTATCGCGTACGAGAACAAGCTTCGATCGCTGGGTATCTCTGGCGACGAGTTGCAGAGTCTTCTCGCGCAGCGTGACGCACTCTCCGAGATGGCGAAGCAAGTCGAGGAGCGCAAGAAGCAAGAACAGGCCATGCAGAAGTTGCAGGACGAGCGAGCGCGCGCCGAGCAGGCTCTGTCATCGGCGCAGGAATCCGCTCGCGTGAAGGCAGCCGAGGACGATCTGCGCCGCCAGCAACTCACCGAGACGCTCTCGACTGCCATCGGCGGGATCACCGTCGCCGGCGCGTCGGATGCCATCGACATCGACAAGCGCGTCTATGACGAGACGAAGAAGCAGACGGACGAGCTGAAGAAGATCAACGAAGCACTACGCTCGAGTGGCGTGGCGGTACTGACATGAGGACTACCCGATGGCCGTGATCGTCAAGGGCATCGACGAGGCGCTGGACTATGCCACGATCGCGTCGATGATCCGCCAGATGTACGAGATCACGGACGCCGGCGTTCTGCCTGGCGACTATCAGACGAACTATCAGTACCGCCCGATGCTCATCTCGCGGACGGAGGTCGGCATCGCCTCGGCGAAGGGCGCCCACATGGAGGCGCAGTCGCTCAACGCCGACATCCGGGAGCTGGGCATCGAACTCCGGAAGCGGTGGGTCTCGGTGATCGACAGTCGCAGCCGTCCCGACCACGCGAAGCTAAACGGGAAGGTCATCCCGCTAGACGAGATGTGGGACGTGGCAGGCGTCCAGATGATGCACCCGAAGGACATTAACGGCGGCGCGGCGAACGTCTGTAACTGTCGGTGTGATGAGGTGTACGTCGAGGTTCCGATCGGAGGGAACGGGTGAGAGACGTCGAGATGATCATGCACGGATC